CGCCATTTCTCCAAGGCGTTCCCCTCCGTGATCTGTTTCTTCCATGCGGTCAGGAAATCTTCACGGTTCTCCACGATGCCGTTCCATGCCGTCAGGAATGCCTGTTCTAAATCCTTTTCAAAAAGATTGCAGCCCTTGCACCCCGCCACGCCTTTCTGCCTGTAGCGTTGCCCGCACTGCCACACCCGGATTTTCCGGCTCCCCCGCGTCCACGTCCGCCGCCAGTACACCGCGCCGCATTTGCCGCATATTACCCTGCAGGTGAAGGGCTGCACGTCTGTGTAGCGCCCCATGTTCTGCAAGTTGTGCTTTTCCCGGAAAAGCCGCCTGCGCTCTATCTCTAGCTGCACCGCTTCCCACAGTTCCTTATCCACGATGGGCGGGTGGCTGTCCTTCACATAGACCTGCTCGATCTGCCCCGTGTTCCTGACCGATTTTTTACTGAGGAAATCGGATGTGTAATATTTCTGCAAAAGGGCGTCGCCTTTGTACTTCTCGTTTTCAAGGATGTGCATGATGGTGGAGACCGCCCACTTCGGCTCGCCCATGCACCCCGGAACACCCTCGCTGTTCAGTTCTGCTGCAATGACCTCCGGGTTCAGCCCGTTCATGAACTCGTCAAACACCCTGCGGACGATTGCCGCCTGCGCCTCGTTGATGACGAGGTTCCCTTTTTCGTCCTTGTCATAGCCGAGGAAGTGGTTTGCATTTAAGTGCATCACCCCCTGCTTGAACTTGGTACGGATGCCCCACCTGCAGTTCTCCGAGATGGAGCGGCTCTCCTCCTGCGCCAGGGAACTCATGATAGTAAAGAGCAGCTCGCCCGCCGCGTCTAAAGTGTTGATGTTCTCTTTCTCAAAGAAAATCCCTATCCCTAAGTTTTTCAGTTTCCTCGAATACTGGAGGCAGTCCTGCGTGTTCCTCGCAAACCGGGAAATGGACTTTGTGACCACCATGTCTATCTTCCCGTCCTCGCAGTCCTTTATCATTTTTTTGAACTGCTCGCGCTTGTTGGTACTCACGCCGGAAATGCCCTCATCCGCGTAGATGCCCGCCAGCGTGCAGTTCGGCTTGTTTGCTATATACTCCGTGTAATACTGCACCTGGTTGTCAAAACTAAGGAGCTGGTCTTCATTGTTGGTGGAAACCCGGCAGTATGCCGCCACCCTTAAAACCTCCCTCTCCTGCCCCCTGCCGCCCCGCGCCGTCACCGGATGCGGATTGGCGGGTATAAGCGTTACGTCCCTTGCCACTTTACTTCTCTCCCTTCGAAATATTCTGTCTGTATGGGCATCCCCTCCGGCGCTCGTAAGCCGCCTTTTCCATAAAAGAATAGGATTTCACCCCGAACTCGTCCGTGCTTTCGGTCACCACCGCTTTCCCCTCTATCTGCCAGCCCTCCGTGGCTTCGGCGGGTACCCAGATGCCGGGGCATCCTTCCTCCGGCCTTTTGAGCCTTGTGCTGCACACCCAGTATTCCTGCCTGCCTTTATTGGCAAATTTGTGGTGGAGCAGCGCCCCGCACTCCGGGCAGTACAGCTTCCCGCTTAAGGGATAGGTGTTATGGGAATCCCCGTTCCGTTCCCGCTCCGGCTTTTTCTTCTGGAACTCTGCGGAGCGTTCCGCAAGGGCCGCCTGTGCCCTGTCCCATAATTCCTCACTGACGACTGCCGGATGGTGGTCTGCGATATACCAGCGGTCCCTCTGCCCCCTGTTCTTATGCCGGACACGGTCAGCGTCAAGGTAGGTCCTCTGCATCATGACGCCGCCCTTGTATATCTCACTCTGCAGGATGCGGGTAACGCCGCTGTCGTCCCATTCCTGCCCGCCCGGTTTCCTGTAGCCGCGCTTATTGAGGTAAGCCCGGATTCTGCATACCCACACGCCATCCGCCGCCAGTTGGTACATCTTCCTCACCACGAAAGCCTGCTCCGCATCCAGTATGACCTCACCGGCTGCGTCTTCCGAAAAGCCGTAGCATTTCCCCACCCTCACCGCAGGGATGCCCTGTTTGAACTTCCGCAGGTTGGTCAGCTTCGCGTTCTCGCTCGCCCCTTCGCTCTCCGCCTGTGCAAAGGCGGAAAGGATGGTCAGCATCAGCTCCCCCTCGCCGGAGAGGGTGTTGATGTTCTGCAATTCGAAAAAAATACCGACACCCATCCCTTTCAGCTCCCTTGCCGATTTCAGGACGGTGACGGTATTCCTCGCAAACCTCGATATGGATTTTGTTATGATAAGGTCTATCTTCCCTGCCCTCGCGTCCTCCATCATCCTCTGGAATCCGGGGCGGGCTTCCTTGTAGCCGGAGATGCCCTGGTCGGAATAGATGCCCGCAAACTCGTACATGGGGTTTGCGGTTATCATCTCCCGGTAGTGCTGCTCCTGGTTCTCCAGCGAGCCTTCCTGCTCCGGGCTGTCCGTGGACACCCGCGCATAGGCGCATACCTTCAATCTATCGGCGGGATGTGTCTCCCCCGCCTTATTTTTATCCGCACAGGCTTTCCCTCCTTTCCATACAAGCGCCTTTTCCCTCTCATGGGGCTCCAAATCCTCAATGCGCCCCACCCTGCAATACATGGCAGCCCTCAATGGTTTTCTATCTTTATCCGTCATAATCATAGGAACTCCTTTCTTTTTTGGTAGTCTATAAATCACTCTGAACGCCGTATTAGTCAAGTAAAACAAGGGGTTCACGGCTTTTTTATTTCCCCGTGGATTCGCTTTGTGTAAAAAAATATTGCCGGACAGGGCTGCCCCGCCCGGCTCTGTATTTCCCCTTAAATCCGTGTGGTGAACGCAAGAGAAATCCACCCGTCCCGCCCTTCCGCATAGGCTTTCAGCAGCCCCCAGCCGTCCTGTTCCTCGACCACGGTAAAAATGCCCACACCAGTAAACTTGCCCGTCTTTTGGTATGAAGTTCCGGGGCCACGGCGGATGTTTAAGTCGGGAATGGATACGCGCACCATGTAGGGCGCAGAAAGGGTGATGCTCTCCATGAACTGCACTTTCCCCTCGTCCATAACAGCTTTCAGGATGGAAAGAATCTTCTCCCCATACTTCTCCCCTGCCGCCCAGCCTTTCCCCTGCGGGTTCTCCTTCTGGCCGAGCCACTCCACATAAGGCGCACAGCCCCTTTTCACATAGCGGAACCGTGGATCGATTGGAAAGGCTCTCCGCCTCCATCCCCTTACCCCCAAGCCAGCCTTTGAGCTGCGCCACGGAGTTGGGATTCTCCAATCCCGTCAGTTCATAGGCGCGTTTCGTCACAATCTCTTTATGGAGGCGCTCACAGGCAATGGCCTGTTCCACAAGCCCCATATCCACCAGAACGCCGCGGTCATTGATGCGCTGGTCTAAGCGGTACAGTTCCATCTCGCTTTCCGGGATGGGGAAATTATGCAGTTT